GAACCTCTACCATCTACAGTTCCTGATATATCGTAACTATCACAACCAAAAGCACCCATGTGCTCATTACCAGGATATTTAATACCATTTTTAAGTATAATCCTATTTTGCATGTGACTTTGAGGTACCCAGCTTATTTTAAATCTACCGTTTTTATCTGGATAAAATATAACTTGTGTATCTTGAACTCCATTAATCCACTGAAAATTACCAGTAGAAATTACAGAGGACGTCCCTAATCCTTCGTTATAATCTATTTGATCATATAGCCTTACTAAATTAAATATACTATTTCTAGTCTCATCTCTAAAGGCGTGTTCTGTAGTTCTTGGAAATTGCCTATAAAATTCGTTTAAAGCGTCATGATCATCTTTTAAGCCAGCCGCTTCGTTTTCCCAGTGTTCTATTATGCCTATATCTATTAGTTCGCCGTCTGGTCCGACCACATCTGCATCTGGACTATCAAAGACTGGATGTCCGTATTCGTCGATGTATCCTTCGTAGTTCCATTCCATAGGTATGAACAAACTATATAGTCCCGAACGAGTCTGTCCGTTGGCGTTTCTTTGTGTAACGTCTGAGTCATCATATAGTTTTTTAAAATTTCTACCACCTTTATCTAAAGCGTTAGATGTTGAACCCATCATACACTTGCCTACTATTTTACTACCTAATCTTAAACAAGTTTTTGTAACTCTCCAGTTGTTTAATATGTTATCAGGTCTTTCCCATTTACCACTTTCATCATGTACTAGTAAGTTAAGCTTTTCTCCATCATAGCTATTATCACCTGTGTTTTTCCAATCAATAGTAGTATCAAGTCCAACCAAGTCTTCCTGCTTTTCGTTTGTAGTAATTTTTTTACGCGTAAACTTACTTGCAGGTACACGATAAGCAAGTTCAGACTTAGGCCTATCCATACCATCTTGTATTGGTTTGAAAAAGAAAGGATAGTTGACTGATATTGGAACAACTTTGTCTGTAAACATTTTTTTAGCATCATTACCAGTTTTAGATAGTATACCATATCTACTATCACTCGCAAGTGTTGCTAAATTAACTGTTTCTGCTGATGACATAAAACTAAAACCAGATCTACGATTTTTAAGATAACACATACCATAACATCTGTTGTCAGCTTTACAAGCTTCCCAAAATATAAAAAACAAACGATTTGCTTCTCTAAAATCTGGAGCACCTACGTCTATTTTGCTCCATTGTAAATACATATAATGGCTACCTGTTATATATGTAGGCTTGTTATTATTCATAAACCAAAAGCCTTCGTCTCTACGTTTGAACTCTTCGTCTATATAATCGTACCATTTAGGTTTTAATTCTTCTGGGTACGATCTCCAGTCAAATATACTTTTAAGTCTAGATAATTCTTCTGGTTGTTTTATTTTTTGCCACTTTTGTCTTTTGTTAGTGTGCACGCTCTTTGGTCGCAACGGCAAGCCCACTCGCAAACCTTGCAACTCAATAATTTCATCAATCTTACCAGTTTTTGATATAACCACAATATCATGTTCTTTATCATATCCATATTTCCATTTTTTACCACGGTTCATCCGTGTGATTGTTGTTTTCTTTACAGGTTCTACAATTTTAAATAAATTTTGCTCGTACATTATCTTGATCTACCTTCTGCAAAACCTTTAAAACTTGTTTCTTTTTTATCTAAGGTTTTATTATTTAATAAAGTCTCTTCTTCTTGTATACGGTTTAAAATTTCAAAAGCATCAAATATAGCTAGCTTTTTAGTAGCCGCCGC